GGATTATTACCCATAGTTACAGAAGTACCACTTCCAGATACACTACCAGAGTTGGCTCTAGTATAAGTTAAAGCAATTTGGTTACCATAATTATGTCCATTTCTTAATTCTTGCTTGTAAGAAGTAACGGTAAAGGTTTTAGTACCTCCTGTAGCCCCAAATGACATAGAGGTAGGTGATACACTCCAACCATAACTCCAAGATTGAGAGGCCGCTGCTTGAGTGAAGGTTAATTTAAAAGTTTTACCCGATTCATACTGTGTAACAAGAGTATTGGAATCCGACCGAGAGGTTAATCCCAAATTCTCTGAAGCAGTCCAAGGAGGTGCTGAAGGATGATTAGCTACCCATGCGGGTTTATTACTAATAGCATAATTTACCGTAATTTCAGACCCATTAGCTACCCCATCCCAATATTTCTGTTTTGTAGAAATAAAACCAAACCCCTGATTAGAAGAGCTTGGGTTACCCAAAGCATCGAAGCTTACACTACTGTATCTAGTAGTAAAAGTATACTTATAGGTTACCTTATGAATATCTTCGAGTTTGACACATTCATTATTTCCATAGGAACTGGCATTGGATAGTTCCAACCCCACATAATTCTCCCCGGTTCCTGTCGAGGAGAGTGCTAACAATTCAGCCTTGGTAGGGCAGTCATTTCCTGTATTACCAAGGCCTACTTTAGTTTTGACAGCACTCCAGGTTGCTATCTCTCCCATGATTATTTATTTTTAAGTTCTTGAATCTCAGCCTTCAAAGCCTTAATCTCATCGTAGAGAAGTTTAATACCTTCAATTGCCAAAGTTGACATCTTGTGATATTTAACTTGTTTTACGAGTACGTATTCTTCTCCGTTGATTTCCAAGGTTTCGAATTCCTCTGGATTAGGTACCGTAGATTTCTCTACTGGAACTTCTTCCACATATTTACCAAAGCCTAAGCCCTCGAGGTTCTGAGCAATAGTTCCCTCGTCCTCTTTACCAAGCATTTCGAATGACTTGGTTGGTATCTGGCAAATCTGTTCCAGAGTATGATTCAAATCCTTAATGTTAGATTTGAGTCGAACATCTGAAGATTCTTTGAAGAAACCAGAAGGAGCCGTGGTCTTAGCAAATACTACCTGGTCAGTAGTTGCCAATCCCAATTGACCTCTAGTTACTGTATGAGGATTATCCTTTCTACCTGCATGGTTATTGATAGAAGTTTGAGCAGCAGTACCTGCAGCTTTAGCATCGGCAATAGCAGCAGCCTGGGCAGTAGATACTGGCTTATTTGCATCCGAAGTATTGGAAGCATTACCCAAACCAACCTGAGCTTTGGTTACTCCATGAGGATTAGATTTATTGGCAATATGGTTATTTACCTTAGTTTCCAATGCAGTTACATCTGAACCTGTATCGGAGATTTGATTATCAATATAGGTTTTTAATTCTGTACGAAGAGAATTGATAGCATTAGTTCTATCGGTAATCTCATTTGCCAGGCCTTGTACCGTATTATCCAGGTTAGTTTTATCGGATGCAGTCATTACACCGGCAGCAGTTTTGGTTGCTGCAGGGATATTAACATCTACATCAGTACCTTTAGCATATGAACCTTCTTCAGTATTCTTTACCCATCTAAAATATTTTAGAATGAGATAACCCGCAGCTGGATTAATAGAGTTAATTACCGTCATTATTTCATTCGGTAAACTATTAATCAGTTTATCATGAGCATTATCTTTTGCAATACGAGCCTCTTGTTCAGCTTCAATAGCATCTGGTAAGGTTTGATTAAGCTTTATTACACTATCGGCATCCATCAGACCAGCTTCTTGAGTAGTGGCTGGGGTTAGAGGGATTACCATCCCATCGGGTTTATCAATGTAATGCCCTTGACCATCCGTAGTAGAATAGTTACATAAGATAGTAATATTACGCTTATTTCTGTTAGCTATTGAAACCTTACTAATTAAATTTTTAGGCATGCTAGATACCACATCCTCAAGATGCTTACCTCTACTACCTTCGAAAGCAGTACCTGCGATTTCCCCAATGATAAGAGACGAAGTATTACTGTCTACGAATTTAGTACCTGACCAACGGAATTGGTATGGAGGTTCACCATCGGCAACATTTATATAAATCTTACCAGATTCTCCAACTACGGGAGTTTGGTGACCTGCATCCGTATACAATTGAACATTAGTAAGACCTCCAGTGGGGCTTACATCATAGGTAGCATATACTTCAAGTACATCATCTACATATGAAGGCAAATGGTTAGCAGGTACTAACCCATTCCCATCCAATGGAGCAAAGCCATCAGCCTTACCCTTAGTTGCTACAAAGGCATCATGCTTAGCTTCTAGAGTGTTAATGTTATTCTGCAGTTTATTATCAAGGGCAGTGTCTGCCTCAGTTCTATCAGCAATCTCTTTATCAATCCTTGCACCCAATGCAGTATCAGCAGAAGTACGAGCAGTTGCTTCATCGTTTACAGCTTTAGTAAACTTGGTATCTAAAGCAGTATCTGCAGCTTTTCTATCAGCTACTTCTTGAGCAAGAGCGGCTTCTGATTTACCGTCCAAAGCTTCGATAGCATCTTTACGGTCCTGAACCTCTTGAGCAATAGCATTGGGTAATGTCTCATCCAGATTAACTTTATCTTGGGCGGTCATTACACCAGCTTTCTCTGTAGTAGCTGCTGGGATATAAGTAGTCTTATAATCTTCAGGCTCATGAGTATAAATACCCTCTTCTTTTTTAGAAGAGAAATTATGAGTTAAAGTAACCTGACTGCTTTGTTGACCTACCTCAACTGGTTTATCACCAGATAAGATAATAATATTATCTGGTATAGAATCAAACAGCTTCTTATCTGCTGCAGTTTGTACACCAGCTTTCTCTGCAGTAGAGGCAGGCAATGTAATGGGATTCTGTTCTACTGTACCATCTTCAACTACGGTCTTAGTAGCAGCTATGCCAACAGTAGTTTCATTGGGAGTTACTGCACCAAGAGCAAAGTTAGCCGTAGAGATTCTATCTAACTCAACCTTATCCTTAGCAGTCATCGTACCAGCCTTAGTAGCCGATACCTGAGGCAAATCGAAAGTTTCGGTAGTATCAGCATTCAAACCGTTATCCTTAGTTACGGTTACTGTTACCTTATTAGCATCAGAAGCTGCAGAGATATCAGTTAAAGAATTTGGGTCTAACCCATCTAACTTAACCTTGTCTGCTGCAGACATAACTCCTGCAAGAGTTTGAGTTACCGGGAGTAAGTTCTTGGTAGCTTCTACTTCTTCACCATATTGGTTATTTGCATTATCCTTGGTTGAAGTCTTTACCTTGAAAGAAAGTTGGGTACCGGTTCTTGTTACAGCACTAACATCGGTAACCATGGTATCAGGCAAAGCATCAGAAGTACCTTCTTCAGCTACCAGTCTTTCTTCATGGTCATCGGTAATGTTAGTGAATTTATTATCTAAGGCAGTATCAGCATCGGTTCTGTCCTGAATTTCTTTATCGATACGTTTACCCAAAGCTGTATCGGCAGCAATACGGGCAGCTTCTTCTGCATCAATGTTATCCTGGAGAACTTTATCTGCGGCCTTTCTTTCCTCTCTCTCTGTATTTAAGTCAGAAGTATTCTGGTCAATCTTTGCTTCTAATCGAATATCCTCAGCCTTACGAGCAGCGATTTCATTATTCAGCAAATCGGTAATGGCAGTATAGTTACCATTAATGTTATCCTGAATACCCTGAATCAATTCCAGATTACGTTGAATATTAGCAGCATTCTGAGTTACCAGAGCATTGGTAGCATTCAAGGAAGTTAACAGCTCCGTACGAGTTTCAGTTACGAAAGTTCTCAACTCATTTACCGTAGTAGTAAGAGTATTACTTAAATTAGTGAAAGTCTGTTGCAGAGTATTATCTCCTTGTTCACGCAGATTCTTTTCAGCTTCAAGCTTATTCTCCAACTCAGTAAGCTTAGCAGTCATAGTTGCTGCAAAGTTGGGGTCATCACCGAGAGCCTTAGCAATCTCGGCCAAAGTATCAAGTACCTCTGGAGCAGAGCCAATAATCTTTTGGATAGCTGCCTCTACTTGTTCAGCACTCTGGAAATCTGAATCGTTTAATAACTCAGATACCTTAGTGATATAATTTGCATGTTCTTCGATGCCATCCAACTTGGCATATAGCAAGTCAGTGAAGTCATTTGAAGAAAGTACTTTACCGTCTACCTTATCTACCTTCTTTCCATCCATTGCCTGGTCAGCAGCAATTCGATCTGCTTTTTCCTGAGCAATAGCATTATTAATAAGGGTATCTTGGTTAGCACGTTCTGTAGCTTCCTTATCGATATTATTCTGCAACTCGGTATCACCAGCTAAGCGGTCATTCTTTTCGGTAAGTATATTTTGGTTGATACCCGCCATATCATCTTTATGGTTCTGAAGGTTGGTATCAATCTTTGCCTCAAGTGAAGTCTCTTTGGCAATTGCTCGGTCTTTCTCTACATTAATAGCAGTAGTATTAGCATTTACCTTTGCTTTTAATTCATTCATAGCATCGGTATTACCTGCCTCTAGAGAATCAATACGAACTCCCAAAGCATTATCACCAGCAATACGGTTTTCCTTTTCTTGTTCAAGCTTAGTATTAAGGCTAGCTACCTCAGATTCCAAAGCCTGCTTAGCATTATCTAATTTAGCTGTGAACTCAGTACTCAGAGATTTATCGGCTGCAGTACGGTCTGCTACTTCTTTATCCAAATTTACCTGAAGAACTTGGTCTGCAGCTTTTCTTTCTACACTCTCAGTATTAAGGTCAATATTGAGAGTATCGATACGAGAACTCAAAGCACTGTCGGCATTCGTACGGTCAACGATTTCTTCGTTAATCATATCCTTAACTTCCTTGTAGTTATCCCCTACAGTCTTAGTTAAGTTTGTGATTGCCTCTGAATTTCTTTCGATATTATGTTGATTAGTAGCGATTGCCGTAGTATTGGCATTTACCTGCTCAGTAAGCTCATTACGCAAAGTATTGATAGACTCTTGCATACTCAAAGCCAAGTCTGAGATACGCTGGTTAACGTTAGCCAGACTTTGAGTATATGCTTCATCAGCAGTCTTTCTTTCGGCAATCTCCTTATCCAAGTTAGCCTGAATTACTGCATCGGCATCTTTACGGTCTTGGATTTCCTTATTAAGGTTATCCCTTACAACCCCGAGTGCAGCATCTCCAGTAGCAGACTTATTGTCTACGTATTCTTTCAGTTTAGTTTCAAGGGCAGTATCTGCATCCTTACGAGCTTGAACTTCAGCAGCTACTTCAGCACTGTTTGCCTCGTCTCCTGCAATACGGTCTTCGATTTCTTGGTTAACCTGTTCTGTGATTGCAGCCAACTTCCTAGTGATAGTAGTTGCAAAGTTGGGGTCATTTCCAAGGGCATCAGCAATTTCCTTAAGAGTATCAAGTACTTCAGGTGCTGAACCAATAATCTTTTGGATAGCCGCATTTACTTCCTCTTCAGTTTGGAAACCGGCATCATTGATAAGCTGGGAGAGATGTGTAATATAGTTTGCCTTTTCTTCGATGCCATCCAATTTAGCTTTGAGTATATCGGTAAAGTCGTTCTTAGTCAAAGAATAACCTTCACGTTTATCTACCTTCTTAGCATCAAGGTCTTTATCCCCTTTTTCTCTAGCAGCAGCCTCGGCAGCAATGGCATTAAGTAATTGTTCTTTGTCTTCTACACCCTGCTCTTTTATATCCTCAATTTTATGTTCGAGAACTAAATCCTGAGTAGCACGAGCAGTAGCCTCTGAATCTATATTGTTCTGTAATATCTGGTCTGCAGCAGTACGTGCTTGAGCTTCTTGGTCAATCTTACCTTGAAGAGCATTGTCTGCATTAGTACGATCTGTTACCTCTTTAGAGATTTCATTGTGAAGAACTTGGTCCTCAGAATGACGGTCTACCTTCTCTTGGTCAATCTTACCTTGAAGAGCTAAAGTATCAGCCTGACGATTAGTGATTTCCTCGTTAATCTTAGAATCCAGTACAGTATCTGCATTTGTACGATTTGCAGCTTCTTCGGCAATCTTTGCCTCTAGTGCGGCCTTATCATTGATATGTAGAGTCTTAAGTTCATTTACACTTTCCTTAATCTCATTATCGGCAGCAATACGTTCATCTTTTTCCTTTTGGATAAGGTCCTTGAGTTCTTTCTCAAGTTCATCATTACCTTGATTTACCTTATCTTCAAGGTCTTTGATATCTTCAGCATTCTTATCTACCTTCTTCTCAACTCTGTCAATTTCGGCTTTTAAGTCTGCCTTAACGGTATCAATCTTCTTATTGATTTGGTCTAACCCATATTCTAGGTTATCCTGAACTGCAGCTACTGCAGCACCCAGAGCAGCTTCGGCTTCCTTAGCACGATTAACCTCTTCGGTTAAAGCAGTACGAAGGTCGGTTAATTTATTAGTGATAGTAGTTGCAAAGTTGGGGTCATTGCCCAATGCTTCTGCCAACTCTTTAAGAGTATCAAGGGCATCATCAGCACCATCAACCAAATCACTAATCATCTGTTTAACTTCTTCCTCGGTTTGATATTTCAAATCATTCTCAAGCTGAGAAACTTTAGTGATATAATTTGCATGTTCTTCGATGCCATCAAGTTTAGCCTTCAACTCATCTGTAAAATCATTTTTCGATAAGTCGTATCCTTCTTTCTTATCTACCTTATTCTTGATAGAAAGTACGAAGGCCCAGAACTCATTTATGGTTCCTCCAAAGCCAGCTTTAACAAAGTCATCATAGTAACCCTGTAATAATCGCTGGTCTATTTCTTCGCAGGTATAATACTTACTTACATACATATTTTATAAAATTTAAGGATTAATTACTGCACGTTGACGACCCAGTAAGAATTCAGAATCGATATCCCTGAATGGTTCTCCCTCTGAACCACAGAAGGCATTCATTGGTACATCCGGATTTTCTGAGTCTACATCTCCACCGTCCTCAATATCTCCCCGTATGCAAGCATAATCAGGAAGCCTATTTACACGGAACTTTATTACCTGGCCTATACCAGGATGAGGTATTATTTTATCCCAGATATCCCCGAAGTAATCTTGAAAGCAGGTGACAAATTTGTTTCCGGTCATCGATTGAAATGCCGTTACATCATTGCCATTACCTTTCATTTCAATATGAACTCCAGAGGTACCATTGAGGATAACCAGATTACTATCAAACCAAATTCCACTGTTTGTAGTAATTGGTGTCCACCTCAGTACTAACATCTTTGCCATATACTTTATTTTTATTCTACAAATTCAACTTTGGTATCTCGGTCTCTCTTTAGGATAATCATGAAAACTAAAGCCTCATCCTTTGCCTGAGCAGTCTGAGTATCTCCAGAAGGCTTATACGTTATACCATTAATTACAAACCTATCTTGTTCCCAATTAAAATCCCAATAACCTTCCGGTGTAAGATAACCGATTTGTTCTATATAAGATTTAGAAATTAGTATTGATAAGTTTTCATCATCCAATTCTCCTGAAATAGTTGCCTTATTGATAGGCCAGTTTCTGAAAGCATTGTAGTAACATAATGCCTCGATTTGGATGTTATAATATTTAGGTATACTGTCTTCGGCATGACTGAGAAGCTGATTAACATGTTTGGCCCAGGTTATGGATTGCCTACCAGCATCCCAATCTAAGAAGTCAGTGATAATTTTCTTGTATCTATCCCAAGAGCGGTTCTTTACCATTCTCCAGGGTTCTTTTGTCATAACTTAGTTAGAATTGATTTCTTACCACCTTTCACTGGAGCACTTGGATTTGGCCCATCTAATACTCCAGGTTGCCTTCTGTTAACTACTTTTGGGACTACGGTTCTAAATACTTCATCACAGAACGGTAAGTAGATTTCCAATCGTGAAGCTAACATACAAAGGTTCTTCCTTAATTCATCTATTAATCCACCTGGTTGCATTGCTTGAGAAAGTGTTTTCCATAGGGAACTTGTAGCATCTGCCAAGGTATCATAATATTGCACTTCAGTAGGCCCAGTAGTGATTTGTTTAATCCTATCACCTCGGGCAAGTTCGGGTTTAGAAGTACCATCACCAGTTTGTTCTTTGGTAGAAGTTAATTGACTTAGATATTCTGAAGTACTCGTTAATAGATTAAGTATCTTCACATTGAGAAAGTCCCATGCTGCCAATTCCATTATTAATTGGTTTTCTAGTGCTTCATACCATAATTCATCAGTATACTTATCTGCAGGAATTTGGTGATTTACTAGAGGACCAATATAATATTGCCATTTAGTGATGTAGATAGATTTATCTTCCCTGGTCATTCCATCCGATATCTCTGAAGGAATGTAGTGGTCGATTAAGTTATATATTGTATCGGCTAATGCCGTATGTCCATAATCACAAACTACCAGAGTCTTATCTACGGTGATATCTAAACCATTTGAGTTAGTTACATGTAATGTTACTGTATAGAAACCGGGAGTTTCATAAGAATAGGAAACATGTCTTCCACCATTGAAAACCTCTCCCTTATCATCGCCAAAGTCCCAGTCAAAAATGGATTTGGCCGGGACTTTGGATATGACTCTGAATGAAACTTCCAGACCTGACGTAACGTACAAAAAGTCCAGATTGTTATTCATATTAGTCTGTCTTATGTAATTTTCATATATTACCCTTTAGAAGAGGATTCGAATTCTTCCAGTAAAGCCTGAATAAGTGTTTCTACTGTATCATCTTTCTCGGCAACGATTTCATGAAGACCTGCTACCAGTTTCAGTTCTTCCAGGGAATAGCCCTTTGCAAGTTTTTCAAGAGTCATGCCTTTCTTGAACTGAGCATTCAGTCTCTTATCCAACTTTTCGATGTCGGCCTCTGAATACTTTTCGATTTCTGATTTATCAGCAATGATAATCAGATGGCCAGAGGCAATTGCCTTCTGAATCTTTGGTGCACGGAATTGACGACGAGAGAGTTCCTTGTCTTCTCCTCTACAAACGGTAATACCAGTTGATTGGTCATGAAAACTGTAAGCTCTTGGTCCCACAGTTACTGTATATTTATCTTTAGCCATATTTCCTAAGATTTAAAAATGATTAAAGAGAGGATAGGTCTTTTTAGTTACCTACCCTCTCAGGGAATTTATATAGATGAAACCGGACGTCCCTTATTATTCTAGGTTAACCATCAAATATGGGTCTACGTTCATGAACTCGGGGAAGCCGAATTCTGAGAACTTCTTGTCAGCAGCCAGCAACAGAGTTGCATCCTGGTACATCTTAGAGAAGCCAGTAGTCAAGCTTGCATAGATTGCCTGAGTCTGGTTAGAAACGATTCTTTCAGATTCAAGCATCAACTGACGAGCAGTAAGCTTAATCAAGGCAGCAGATGTATCAATCAACAGCAACTGTTGGTCGGGTGTACCCGGGTGAATGTAGAAGTCAGCATTCTTGGGAACAGGAGACTTAACATTCAGGGTAGCTTCTGTAGTACCAGAGTGACGATCCTTGAATTCCGGCAAGTTCAGCATTTCGATTGCCTGGTCTTCACCACCAATCATAGTTTGGAAGTTACGTCCCATACGAGCAGCACGTACCCAAATATGCAGAAGGTCTTTGTAAGTGATACCGTTAGTTGTTTCGTATACACCGATTACCGGGGCAGACTCAGAGCCATCAGGGTTGTTACCATTGATAGCAACGTCCATAGCCAGAGTATCCAGAGCATAACCCAACTGAACACCAAAATCACGAAGGTAGATTCCCAAGACATCGAGTGAAACATAGTTACGAACTTCATCAGTAAGTTTGAAACCTTTTCCGATTTTGAAGAGGCTAACTGATTTCTGTCCGAAGCTAACATCACCCAATGGGATAGTTTCTGCCTCATTAACCTTTGCAGGGGCAGCATCCGACATGTTAACCATCGGCATGATTGCTTGCAAACCATTGATTGGTTGGTCAGATGCGATGATGTTCGGATAGAACGGAGCCTGGCGCATACCCAATGTGATAGCAGCACGAATGATTTCCGGAACAATCCAACGAATATTCTGTTGGGGCATTGTAAAGATGTTCTGCATCGTGTCCACTTTTGGATTGATGCCCATCTTTTCAAAAAGTTCATCTTCTGAAATACCCCATTTACCGGTAACCAATTCTCCAAAAGTTACCTCTACAGGCTTCTTGTCCTGTGAACCGGAACGAACAGCTTCCAAGCTTCTTACCATTTCCGGCAGCTCATTCATAAAATCCTGAGCCTTCAACTTTGTAATATCTATTTTATTTTCCATAACTTCTTTTCTCTTATTTGATGAGTACTTGAATTACCTCATTTGCCTCTTCTGCAGGATTAAGGGCAATGAACTGGGATGAAGTTGCTTGATTAGCTTTTACGAATCTATCGTTAAGCAATGTTCCATCGGGAGTTACATAGCCGGCGTCGATATTTTCGTTTGATACCCAGTTACAAATCATGTAACCTTCCATAGCTACTGTTACCTCTACCGGGAAATTTCTTTGAGGTTGATAAGCAGGGTTAACGTTATCCGTTACTGCTACACCCAAATAAACTTGAGTAGCTACATCAGTGCAAGGGTAAATCAAACCTTCTTCATTCAAAGCTACTGGCATACCCTGTACGATTTTCTCTCCAGCTTTAACATTGAAAGCCTGGTGCAATTTGTGTGACTCACTTTTGTAAATCACCGCTCTCGGGGTTCTTTCCCCAAAGAGAGTAAGTTGCTGAGGGTCGTTTACGATTTTAGTTTTTTCCATAACGCGGATTATTTATATTAGTTATTTGATTTTGTTTCGATACAAGTTATCGATTACATTCTTAGTACTCGGAGATTCTGAATTCCGTTGGGTATCAGTACCCTGGGTTCCAGTTTTACCCTCGGTATCATCCTCAGCAATTGAGGAAGCACGGTTGACGTCCTTAGAACCACATTTTGAGCAAGTGAGAGGGAACTTCTCTTCCAAGCGAGCTTGGTAATCCTTTGTCAAGGAAACAAGAGTAGTAATACCAGTAGTCTCGGCATTGAGCATCGTAACGATTGTCTCATCTACCTTATCACCCATCAACTTCTTGTAAGTTTCTACGGCATTTTCACGGAGAGAAGCAATGTGATTCTTTCCTACAGTTGCCATTTCCTTCAAGTTAGCTACTTCAGCATTCAAGTTGGTAATCTGTTCCGTAAGAGAAGTTTTCTCTGTAGTAAGATTATCTACCGAAGTTTGCAATTCGTTTCTGGATGATACCAAAGTCTGAATGCAGGCAATTACATTTTCCTGATTCATCTCTTTACCTTCTTCCAGGGTAAGCATGTTATCCCCAAAAAGGCTTTCAAGAAATTTTTGTAATTCGTTCATGTTATCTTTATTTGAATGATTATCATTGGCATCATTATCATTAAAAGAACCCTGAGTATCGTTCTTTTCTTGATATGATGTTAAATCTGATTTATAATCAGTAAAGAAGTATTGCTTCGATTTATCATCTCTATACTCTTCATAGGATGCCCAAGTTCTTTTGGCAAAGGTTGGGTTAATGATTTTACCATCCGAGCCAATTTTCTGGGCAAATGAATCAGCACCATGTGAAACTAGTGAGGTCTCAAGGTAACGAACAATTTCAGTAACAATTCTACGTACCATAACTCCCTTAGAGTCATAAGTACCCAGTTTCTGATAAAATTCGTTATCTTCCATTTGGGGATGGGATTTATCCCACTTAAATTGTACAGTAACTGAATTACTATGAATTGAAGGAGGTTCCATAAGGATGCCTCTAGCAATTCTTGGGTTTGCCTTACCATCGATTTTCAGAATACCGTTGATACCAGCGGGTATAGTAAAGCTACCGTCTTTGTAGGATTCCTGCCACATTACTTGTGATACAGCACCAATAGCATTACCAATGTTGGTTTCATGGTCACAGTTTACTGTTTGACCAAGCAACATCTTCATAGAAGCCTTTAGTACTCCATTCTGACCAAAGTCTGTCGGGTTCCAATTCTTAGATACAATCGTTTCTGAAAGTAATCGGAACATAGGTTCGATAAACTCTTCATCCTTTGGAGTTAATTCCGATTTATCCAGGTTAGGGTAATAGGTATTATAATCTATATCCCCTCCCCAAAATCCAAATTGAGCAATGGTGTCCGGTGTAGGATTCTTCCATTTGTAATAATTCTCGGAGAAAGTCTGGGCTCCCACTGCTTCTGGGATATACCCAGCCATAATGGTATGGCCTTGACCTATCACCATAGAATCAAGATGCTCTTTGTTTTTCTTTGTGAATTTACTCATCTTGCTTTAGTATTTTGGTCTCCTCGAGAAGGAGCCGGGTTTGTCTTATCTCTTGACCTACGAGCAGATTGGTTTTTATCATCCTGCCTTTGTTTCTTCTTGGTACCCTCTTGTGGGTCTATATTACCACCCTTAGCAAATTGATCCTCAAGTGAAACTCTTGGTTCCTTTTCATCTGGTGAATCATAACCCATTGCCCAAGCATATTGCTCTTGGCTAATGATACCTGCCTTATACAATAAGTCAAGGTTCTGTATCTTATACTGAAGACCTTGTTGGATTTTAACTTCATCAGAAACTGTAGAAGTTCCCCAATCAATCTTCATCCCCTTATTATTAAAGCCTGCCAGACGCAGTTCTAGAGAATAAAGTCGGTCCAATACATAAGCTACAAGCATTTGGATATTTTTTAACTGGCTAATCATCTTAGACAGCATTATACCCGTTGCACCTTCACCCGTAGTAGATGATACCCCAATGATAGAGCCATTAACTCCCAACCCATTTGCTACAGATTGTTGGTTCATATTCCAAGGCTTCTCGATATTACCGAGTTCCTTAGTAGTAGAGTTAAGTTTGAATTCATGGTCATCTATGTAACCAGCAACTACCCCATCCTTCATACCCTCTTTAACATTACGTTTGAGGATATTGAGTTCATGGTATAATCTGGATTCATAAGATTTGATACTCTCATTTGGCCTTTGTGGAGATTTCTGCATCTTAGCTTCTAAGAAACCAACCATACCACAAATCTCCATGATATGTTTGAAGTTAACCTTCATATCATTCTGACCCTTGAGAGAATCTAATGCTGGCATAAATGGAGGAACTCCATAAGGTTCATCGGTATCATTGAACATACCAACATAGAAATAAGTTTCTGGGTTAAGCTTAATATAATCTTGTTGCTTAACAAAGAAATTCATATTCTTTTGGTAAGGAGAATACACCCCATTTAATTCACGTTTAAACTTGATGTGTTCTGGCTTAAGGAATAATACAGTAGCCAAACCATCAAGCTTATCATTTGGTACTCCTTCTACGGATATTGCCCCACTTACAAGAAGTTGAACAATCATTTTGTTAACTAAACCATCTATACCAGCAGTATATCTGGTCCACCCCTTGGTGGCTTTCTTAAGATGTTCCCTCATCTTTGAAGCCTCTTCATCGGTGTTATTAGGGAAAGTTACTGTATGACTGGTGTTAGCTAACTTAAACATATCTTGCAATGCGATGCCCATATCAGGATTTACTTTATATAAATCCCGAATTAAAGGTATCACATCAACACGAAAAGAGGGTTCAACTAATTTAGTCAACCCTTGTAATGATGTAATTAAGTTATCACTATCATCGTCAACTGAAACCCTACCAGGTGAAATTGATGTGGCAGGCTTCTCCTCTTTATTAGAGGATGTACCATTCTTGGGAGGGTCCTTCTTACGTCCCCAACCCCAACTAAAATTGAAGTACTTTTTCATCTTGGTTGTACGATTACGTTAGTTTTTCCTTTCCTTATGTGATTACATATTGCTTTTCCGAAGATATCATCATCTGCATATACATCTCCTTCAAGGTCTACATCTACCGCTGAATTATTAGCCCTATGTTTACCCATTGCAACAGGTCTACCTAAACCATCATAAATGAAGGTATAAGCTTCTTGTACAAAGAATGGGTCCTTAATGATTACGTGATCTAATCGAATATCTTCTTCCAAGTTTTCTATTATCACTGAACGATTCTTTTGGGTGGTTAACCAACCAGGGGATTTATCCATTTCAGGTCTACTTTTACCTTTTTTCTTTAGCATCTTCTGGTAGTAGTAAAGGTTAGGGTAGCCTTCGTCTTGAAGCTTAGAAGTTACTGATAAACCAACGTCATTGGATTCTGGAGCTATTACTGCCCAGTTAAACAACTTCCCAGTATCACCAAGTAACTTAGCATAAGCTCCCACTGCCATTCTTCCCTTATATACTACTTGTTCTTCTCCTAGCTTATCCATACAAGTAAATGAAGAGTAGTCAGAAGCTCTACCAGTTGAAACGTCTGCACCAATGAAATATTCTTTATCTGATTCGGGTTCACAGAATTGTCTGTATTGACCATTAAATCTCTTCTTAATAACTGGGTAATCACTAAGGCAGTCTTCGATAGCTTTAATATCGGCTAAATCGAAGACTGTATTACCAGATGATAAGAAGTCACCATCAATTTCTTGTGCAGTTCGTTTTGCTCCCAAAGCAGAAGACATTTGGTTATACCAATTGATATCTCGTTCTGGATGCATTTGCCAGTATAATCGAATTGGGTTAAAAGGATTACCTCCTGCAATGGCATCTACCCAAGTTGAGTGATAGAAATTACCAACTCCATAGGGAGTGGAATTGACGATGGCAGCTCCACCAGTGGAAAGAGTAGGAAATGCAGCAGCCCAAATTTGAGCAGCCCATCTTACTACTGCTGCCTCGTCAATTACCAGAAGAGAAAGGGATTCCGAACGACCGGCTTCGGATGATGTCGGAATTGATTCAATAAATGACCCATTATCAAATTCTATCATGGAAGCAGAACCGTATTCTCCAGCTCTACCATTGATTATGGGAGTTTGAAGGTACCATGGAAGATTCTTGTACATGAACTTAATCTTCTTAAGCACCTTCTTAGCAGTTGTGTCTTTGATAGAGATAATGTTTATCTTTTTGTTGGGATGGTACATCGCCAACCAAAGACAGTACATTGAAATAAGTTCTGTAATTCCTGCCTGACGGAATTTGAGAATGATATTGAATCGTTGGGCAATGAAATTGTAGAGAACAGATTTCTGAAATGGGTATAAATCGAATCTTACCTTTCCTCTTACTGGATGTATCACATAGCAAAAAAGGCTAAAAAAGAAAACATCACTAGAAACTCGGGATAGGTTTGATAGCTCCTCCCGAGTTAATGTAGTTCTAGTTTCTGAGATAGTCTTTGCCATATCTAAAAGTTATACGTTATTTGAAATTCGATGTCAGTACCTATACCGGATTTTATCTTCGGGTAGTAAAAGGTATTGACTCCGAATTTGTAATTAAATCTCTTAGTCTTGATTGAAAGACCAGCTCCCATATCGAAGAGATTATTGAAAGGTCTATATTTGCCATAAATGTATGGACTAAGTGATAACCTTGCAACTTTCTTTCGAGTTAATTGACCTTCATACCAGTTGTAGTTGTACTTATCTAAGTCGATTGGGAATAGTCTAGTTGAATAAGTGTTAGTCTCCTTATTGAACAGACTTAAGTTCAACTTATCTTTCTTCAAAACAATTTGAACCAGGGAATCTTGGTTACTGATAACTGGCTGCCTTAGCATGGAATCAGGAAAGAGAGTTGGCTGCCTATTGTCGTAACTATTATCGTAAACTAAGATTTTACCTGGTTCAATTTCTTTAGAATACTTCTTCTCTGGTTTGAAAGGCTTGTCTTTGTATACTGTATCTGGGATTTCATTGACCGCTAGTTCCAGGGAATTAACTTCTCGAGAAAGTTTGTAATTCCTGAAGCAAAGGTAAATAGTAAATCCTAGAAGTACAATAAACAAGGCATTCTTTAAATTCTTCATGGTAATTTCGCTTTTAGTGAAACTCTGGTACTCACTCGTTTCCTTGTTTTCCCTTAACAATCCCTTTCTTACCTTCAGAGTTGATTTATAGATTTATAGGATTATAGCTTTCTTTACCAGAAAGCACTTTCCTAAAAAAGAAAAACTTAATAAAAAGAAAAAAGGGTTTTCAAAACAGCTCAATTTAGCTCAGTTTTGATGAGTCAATTTTCTTGAGGCAACGTTTGAACCATAATCCTACTTCATAAACCGAGCCCTTGGCAATTGTGTATCTTGCCTTGTTAAGCCAATAATGGTGATCCTTAAAATCCTTTTCAGAGGTACCCTGGTTTTCATGAAGGTAAATTCTGAATTTCTTTGGGAATCCCATGATTGCCTTAAAATCCTCAACCCCCAAAGGATAACCGTCTGGTCTGAATTGCCTATCTGCAGGTCTTAAGGTTAGTGGAGGTTTATCATACTCCAATCGATATACTCCCGGGAGAGTATTCATCTTTGCCGTTTTGATAGGCCATTTCTTTTCATCTTTGAAATCTCTAACCCAAAGTCGATGTATCTTTGCTACAGTTAGATTCTTTTTCTCAGGCAATTTTCGATAATCATACATTGCCAGAGTTTTACTAATCCAAGGGATTTGATTGGTATCATCTTCTGAAGAAAACGTGAGGGGTTTAAGTAGATTTCTAGTAATTGTTGGGTTTTTTACTTGAAATACTTCATTAAAAGCATTCAAGTATTTCTTACCGGTCTTTTTATGTACTCCAATGATAACTAAACGCTTCCTAGATATCTGAGAATTTCCATAATCAAAAACTGACCTTTCGTGAAAAATAAGTTTATAGTCCTTAAAGGTTTCCTCAAAAAAATTCTTGGGAAGCAAGGATAGCAGTCTTGGTAGATTTTCTATAAGAAATATCTTGGGTTTATACTTGAGTATTGATGCAATTACTAGATTAAGACTACGATTATCTTTTGGATTACCCAATTCTTTTACTTTAGATAACCTCATTACTGAAGATGAGCCACAATCCGGGCTTGATATAATTATGTCTACTTTCTCATCGAATTCTTGTAAACAAAAGCCCTTGTAAAACGGTATATCTCCAAAGTTTAATTTCCATTGTTCTTCGCCCGGAGTGTGGAATACTCCCCTTATCTCTATGTTCCCTAACAAATTCTTCTTAAAAGGGAACAGGAGTGCACCCTGTCCAGCGCACACTCCCAATACCCTTAACTTTTTCATTTCTTGTAACTTCTCAATTTGATATATTTAATCCAAGCAAATGGTTTACGGTCTTCCAAATAACTCAGATTTTTATCATTATTGTGAGCTTCTTCTTCAAAACTTACATCATGATACCTTTCATTCTGTTTATCCCATTTGGCAAAACACAGAATGAGAAGATATTCGATAATATACCAAAGGTAGAAGAGACCAAAACAGAGAACTACTACCCACCAGAAGGATATATCGAATAATACCCAGAGTATGATACCAAGTATCAAACCGACTATACTACACTCAATCTGTTGTACCTGATGGATTCTCTCATGGTTGATATCATCCGGTTTACACTCCTCTACTCTATGCTTGAAAAAAGAGTTGTACAACATGGTTATTGCCTTGTAACTGGGGAAAAGGAATACCTTTGCTACCCAGCTGTTAAAATGACATCTTTTCATAACTTATCTTTGAAATTTTCGTAAGCATTTCTTAACTTTTGGTCATAGGCATTCTGGGCATACCCAGGACCATTATACTTTCTGGCAAAGCCAGCCCAGTCTTTTGCTTTGAGTTCTTTCAAACAACCAGAGTTATTCATGAAATAATACATGAGTTCCAGTTGATTTGCATGAGATTCTGACACCTTGTGAACGAAATCATAGACATCTTTACACCCACAGAGATGGTGGTTGAATCCCATAATTTGGAACATTCCCCAACTTGCAGACTTCAATGCACATTCTTCGTCAATTTCTTTGGCTAATTCGAGTCTTTTGTACTCGTGTACACCTCCCAAGTACTTCGATTTATCCCATTTAGGGAAGAAAATCGTAGAATATCTCTTACAAAGGTAAGCTAAATCTCTGTCAGGGAATTTCTTATGTACTTCTTTGTACATAATGTGACCCTCAAAGAGAATTTGAGGCCTACCATCAGCTAAAAACCCATCTCTACCAGCTGCTTCTACCAATTGAACAGCTTTCAATAGAGCAGGTTCTAGACCTAAGCGAATAGCAAGGTCTTTAATCATTTCATTTGTTAGTTTATCCATAACTTATCAGTTTTAATGGTTCAATTTTAGTAACAAAAGTATTGCTTATAACCCATTTTCAATATGTTTCGAGGTTCTATTATCATATATAACTTATAAAATAATGCAATATGGACAAGAAAAATGAGTGCCAGATATGTGGCAAGCCCATTAATTTAGAGGAATTTGATGAAACTCGGGAAATCCCTCAACTTATGGCAAGAAAACAAATTTGTTTTCAATGTGCTTTTTGGTCTAATCGATTAGCTTATGATAAAGAGCTTGAGAAAGAGGGTAAAATTGCGGTAATTACTCCCGATTATTCCCATTGGATAACTAGAATACCGGGAAGTATTTTAATGGTACCTTCTGCTTTTGGGGGAATTTACCAAACTAAACTCCAACCAGTCAACACACTTGGTGTTATAGATGAAGATAAAGAGAAACTTTTCATTATCCGTTATAATAACATCGCTCACCAGGGCACTATACCAGAGCATCTAAGAGATGCTTTTAAAGTAAACGGAGTAATTCTATCTCCACAGGAATACAAAATGCTAGAAGATTATCGGGGCAATGCCTATGAATTTATTAAAAATATGATTGATAATGCAATAAATAAGAAATAATTTCGTATATTTGCATAAAGAAAAATTCTTAATAAATAAAGATATGAAAAAAGAAAAGAAAGAAATCAAAAAGCTTAAAGAGGGGGATGAGGTTATCTTCACATTATCTGGAAGACCCATCATTGAGAAAGTTACAGTGGAATCTATCGATAAAAAAGGTGGATTCGCAATGCTCAGTAACCGAGTAAAAGTTGCAAGAACCTTGGGTCCTGATGATACATATCCAAGATTGGATGGGCAAAAAGGAGAAGTTCTTCCGCTTACCGAAGAAAATGAAAGAGTATTCCTTGCATACAAGGCCTATTTCTCAATCAAGAGAAACATAGAACTCCTTGATAAGGAAATTAGAAGTATGAAAGATTCGAAAGCTTTCGATATGATGATTGAATTTGATAAGAAGCTTACCAAGATTATTAACAAATACCTCAAAGAACAATGACTACCGTATTAGCGATAATTTACTTGGTATGTTTGCCATTCACGGTATTTTTTGTAAGGGCTTGCTTGGATTATTTACCCTATACTCACAAGATACACTCTCTTATTCTATTCATATCGGTATGGATAGTATTACCTCTATTTCCAATTTATCTATTAATCAGATACATAAAATACAAATTACTATGAGATACTTTTTTGACAGAGATGGTAATTATGCTGGGACATCAATGCAAGGGTGGGAGATTCTTCTCCTACTCTTGTTCCCAGTTGCTTTAATAATTTTCCTCGTATTCTTACCCTTCTATGTATTTCATAAATACAGTTCTAGAGAAGAGGATAAAAAATACGAGGAAGAACATCCAGAAATACTAAAAGTAGATTCTTATATTACCTGCTGGTATCCCTGGCATAGATATTCTGTTGCATATACCTTGGCTTTGATATTTTGGGTATGTGGGTTACTAATTAGCCTACTGAATTAATTGGGTTACACGATATATGTACTTAGAGTCTTCTTGAGGAGAGTAACCATAATCTACTACTCGAGGATTAGCCCCATTTTGAATGGCAAAGGTATTTCTTGAAATTGCACTACCTTTGACTAAAGTATAGATATACTCTCTTACATCACCAGATGATACACCATATTGAATCTGTAATCTAAAGGTTATATTGCTAGCTACTAGTTGATCTGACCTTAGATCACAACGGGCCTGGGTGGTAGAGTTTGGGCTTTTAAATACACTTATTGTGATGTTATTTTGTATTATCCCGTAACTTGAGTTACTGGTATACTAAGGTTAGTATTCCTACAGGTTAAGAAGATAGACCCTGAACGGTTAGCTCCAGTTTGATTACTCCATAAAGCGATCAGGATTAACCGGTAATGGTGCTCTTGAGTATCAACTGAGGCAACGGATACTGCGCACCAATCGGGAGCACTACCCACATTGGGAGTTTCTGGCTTTTTAGACCCATCACTACCCATTAAATAGGCCATCACAATGATTTGAGCAGTATCACCTTTACTACTACCTAAAGGCAGTGAGTTTGAAACCATTTTTATGTATCCAGTATAGGTTACACCGGATCCCTGAGTTACTGTGAGATTGATTTTGTTATCAGATCCATCCTGGTCAAATATCAGAGTAGCAGATCTTGAGTATCCAGTATTTTCTGAATAGTTAATTTTTACATCTAAGTAACCATCTCCAACGGTAACTCCTTTCCAAGTAGCCCAACTTACGGAGGCTGAGCCCAAAGTACAAGAGGGTGTAGAGGTTGAAACTATTTTGCCATTTACCAGTTTCCTTTTGAGGGAAGTGATACGGTAGGTTACAGTACCACCTTTTGAAGATACAGTAGTTGTTGTATTGGTAATTGCACGTGCTAGTTTGAATAATGTTTTTTCTTCCATATCTTTATAAGTTTTTGGTTTATAGAAAGAACTTTGATATCGCCAATACCAAAGGGATAATCCGAAGTCTATGATATTATATAATCAATATAAAGAATTATGAGAAAGTATCAGTATCAGATTTACTACCATACAAGCAGAGGAAGGTACTTCATTAAGATTAGGTATTCCTTCCTGGGATTGGTGTTTTGGCTTACACTTAGAGATAAGTATTCGAGTAATATAGAAACCTTCCTTGATAAGGATAAGGCAATTGAAAGGGCAGAAGATTATTTAAGATATTTATACCTAAAGAGAAAAAATAGTAGGGTGTTAAAGGTTACTGGGAGAATAGATATTACCAGTAGGTTAAAATCAGTGAGGGAGGATTATTAAGATGGTGAAGGTTGAAACAATTAGGGATGATAATGAAAAGAGGATTCTTAAATGCAGAGAGGGTAATCGGATTTGGTATCAGATATGGATTACCCAATTGGATATGAATTGTATTGAAAGGTATTTTGATGGCTATGGTGAAGTTAAGAGATGGTGGTTAAGGGACCTTCAGATATGGTATGTTTTCTTCTATGAGAAGAAAGGTGGTAAAGTTCGAGGAGTTCTTGGGAAGGATAGGACTAAGGATTTAATTAAGAGTATTCTGTAGAATAGGTTGCCAGGGATTAGGTCTCTGGCTTCTTTGTGAGTATGTGTGTGGTGTGGGATATCTTGGCATTCCCTTAATGCGAAGGCTTCGAAAGTTGTGGTACTAAAATGTGTATTTGCCTTCAAGGTACCCCTTATAGCGAAAGCCTAAAATCGTGGGGTACTAAATGGGGCGTACGGTTCCGTTAAATTTAACATTTAAAAATAAAAAGTAAGGGACAAACATTTTTATTTGTCCCTTTGCTTTCTTAATTATCTACTAAATGATTGTTTAAATTTTCTTTAAATTGTTCATTTAAACAATAACATAAGTATAGTAAAAAAGTTTTAAAAGAAAATTTTTTATAAATTGTATATTCAACATCATTTAAATAGTTCATGCTTATTTGTTCAATCAATAGAAATTGCTCTACATTAATTAATTGAAAAGTCTGTACGTCAATAATAGTAGATATTATTCTATGATTTGATTTTAAAAGAATATAAACTACATATAAAGCACTAACAAAAACAGCTAATAAGATAACAAACAAAATTAATAACATAATAATTTTATTTTTATGATAAGGAGTAAAATTTTACTCCTTATCTGATTTTGTTTTACTTCATTGATTTTTTCACAATTTCAAGACCTTTTATTAATATCTCTTTCTTTTCTTCTTTAGTGTTTTCGCTTGCAATTGAAGAAAAAGAAAAATCATTTAAAACATAGACTTGTTTATAAAAGTCTATAAAGCCCTCAATTAGTTTTTTATCTGCATTGTTTGCAATCGTTGAAAGAAAATTAAAAGTTACATTTCTGAACTTTTTGCGTAACGATTTGATTTGTTTTTCGTTTGCACCCTCAAAAAGTTCTTTTTTATAAATTTCTGTTTTTGTCCCTAAAGAAGTTTTGAAAAGACCTTGATTTTTTTCTTTTACGCTTTTCAATACGTCTAAAGCAATTAAACTATTTGCTTTTGCGTTTGCACTTGCTTTTTCTACATTCACGTTATTAATTTGCTTTTTCATAATTAAATTGCTTGAAAGTTTTATTATTTATTATTTTTATTACCTTTTCAAATAGACTTTCAAGACTTTTTTAACTATTCTAATAAGGTAGTATTTGTTTCATTTCTGTATTGCAAATATAAGAACTATTTTTTAATCTACAAAATTTTTAGAAAATTATTTTCGTGAAAAATTCATAAAATAGAAAATATTGTGCACCCTAAAAAGGACTTAATTTTTGCACTTAATTTTGGGGGTTCACAAGGGTAATCTTCACACGCCTTGTAGTGGGCATATATGATATGTATATGGATAATCCTATATGGCTTATGCCTGTCCTCTTGAGAGTGTATTATATACCTGTATATTGAAGGCCATTAATCGACTAAGGTGATAAAGAATTAAGGCCGATTAGCTATATCCCTATTATTGCCCTCTATAAACCTATTAGGTCCTAATTCAATAAGGCCATATAGGGACTATGGTAAGCCTATAGAGATTAGGATAGCCTATAAGGGCTTACTAAGTTAGCGTAAGTAAAAACCCAGAACCTTAGTTAGGCCTGGGTTAATTGGTTAGTATTCGCAAAATTCTCGTTCAAGGTATATATTGAGATCCTTGAAAAGTTTAATGCCAGGTATAGGACCATCCTTTTCGTCCCAAATCTCAAATTCGATAAATTGGGTCTCATAGCCTTCTATATCTGAAATAGAGAGAAGATAGTTCTGGCTTGGATCAAATTCTTCAAGGAAAACTTCGATAGTAGCCTAAATCTCCGAGGCCATGAATGGAGTAAGGCCATAACACCATAGGTCCTAGAATTAATGCAAATATTGCTAATATAAATACTTAGCCAATAACTGCAATAAACTCTAGGACCTTATTACCTAACCCCTTATAATTACCTTATCAATATTAATTATAACTACTTGGCCTTGAGATACATCCTTTATAACCTTTTTAATTTTAGGGGTTAACTTGGATTTATTATCTGGCTTATGAGTATAGCTTGCCCAATATAAATTCTCTATTCTCCAATCCTTGAGATTACCATTCTTATATCTAATATACTTATAATGGTTTGGGTTAGGTATACGAAAGGCTTCAGCAATTAATTTGGGTGTAATTACTGGGACTCTTTGATTAGATTCGTTCATTATCTTCAAAGCGTATTTACGCCTTAGAGTATGCCCAGTACGTTTGTTGATTATGGTACCGTCAGCATAAATCCTATACTTAGGAAATTTGGGGTGAGTTCTGTGTTTCGTATTTACCTTGAATTTTTAATTGATATGTATTATATAATAGTGCTTGGTAAGGTAATTCGGATAAGGTAAATAAGAGGCCATTAGGGGACGAAAAATTATCATCACATAGGCCTTTTTGAGTTTGCCTTTAAAGTGTGTAGTAGAGCTATATGGTATAGTGGCTATATAGTGAGTTGAGTGGCTTTGTATAGTAGAGGGGTTATCACTTGCCTTGTTTGCCTAAATCCCCAAAACCCCCGGCGAGGTACCTTGATATGTATTAGGATATCTTGATTATGTATGTAGTATAATAAGGGGTATATGTGTATTAGGTATTATTATATTAATAGATGGTATATTAGTTATAGAGGGGATAGGTAGATATTGTACCTTAGTTAGCGTTAGTATGATTTTGTTTTATTTTTGTGTTGGGGGAGGAGGGTATGGGTTATAGGTATATGGTTAAGTACCTATAAAGGTGGGATAGTGATATTAGTGATAAGGTATATAGGATTAGGGTTAGGATTTGTGATAAGAGGTATCTTAATTTGTTTGTTGGGTGGAAGTGCTTGTAGGCTTGGTATATTTCCTCATTGCGTATGAGGATTAGAATGGTGCCTACGGATAGGATTATTCGGATTATGTGATAGATGATATTCATTTCTTTTTGTTTCTTAGTTTCTGTTGGGTACGGAGTAACTTATTATACTGGGCTTGGGGATCACTGAGGTATAAAGTGTAATCATTTTTGTTACTGCCCGGATTAGGGAAGTGTTCTGTCCAAGTATCTTGGTGGGGTATGTATATTAGGTCTTTCTTTTTCATGGTAGTGATATTATATCGATTATGGTTATATCGCTTAGTGGGATTTGTAACATTTCTCTTATCTGTAATCTTATGTGTTCGGAGTGGAGGTGGTTGTTGTTTATCTCTTGGTTGGGGTACCTTAGGTATGGGTTAAGTTCCTCAATTCTGTATGAGATTACCATTTCCTCTGTGAATCCCTCTGTGTATTCTTTAGTGTGACCTGGTACCTCGAAAGATACCAGGAATTTCCCTTTTGTTAGCATGACTCTAGTTCATTAGTTAGGATTCGGATATCGGTATATTGATTCATGTATTCTCTTTCTGAGGATATGTCTAAGCATTTACATGCTATGTAGTGACCGTACATTGATATACCTGATTCATAGCCTTGGTCTTCGTTTAGGAAGTTAGCTAATGGTATCTTGTCTACTGAGCATATCTTCTGATGACCTGGTAAGGTTTCTGAATCTGTATATCCTACAAAGTCATAAGTATCAGTATTATCTGTCATGGTAGAGAATATTTCGATTAGCCAGTTAAAGTCCTCTAGAGGTACTCTGTCTAGCCATTCCCATCCGATTGGGTAACCATTTATTGTTATGATTGGTTTCATGATGTTAATTGAGTTGAGGGTTAAACTTTGGTTTACCTAATAGTACGGTACGTGGGCGTTCATCTTCATCCAGGATTCCAAGTATGAGATACATATTAGGATCTTTGGGTATTTCGAAATGGAATCCCGGTTTAGGTTCATCTCCATTGAATGATACATGTACTATTTCGGTGTTTTCTAGTAATCCATTTAGTTGTACATGGGATAAATAATTGCGAATAGCCGTATGAGGTTCTTCGGGATTGTTATCCAATGAGATGAGCATATCGTTAAACCATTCGGGATGGTCGCATAGTTTGATTAATTGGTTTTTGATGTATTCTGTCATAGGTTATAATATTTTAATAGGTCCTCAATGAATTGTTCCTCTTCTTCAAAATAGTCCTGGTCTAATACATATTGAGATACGTAATGATGATAGAGTGGGCCAAATAATAGGGTAAATAGTTTACCCTTAGCTTCATCGGCAATTTGTTGAAGTTCATCGGCCTCTTCTTCTGAGAGTTCAAAAATTTCTTTTACTATTCGACCATCGGCAGTTTTCCAAGTTTTTACCAGTTCCCTGGCTTGTTCATGTATCTCTGAAGGTAATGAGTCTAAGGTATGTTTAAGTTCTTCGGTAATCATAATGTTATTTGTTTATGGGTTTAGCAATTACTGATATGAACCCTTGTGGATATAGGGTATACATAATTTGATAGTTCCCTGTGGGCAAGAAGACTTGCATTATGTTTGCAAGTAATGGGTAGATTTTCCATTGGTTTTCCTCTAGAAAGTTATTCCAGTCATCGAATTCTTCTGGATAATTACCTGATAGTTGGATATAATACTGTTCTTGGTCAGCAATAAATAAATTGGTTACTACCTGTATTTCATCTGATTCCTTTTTATATTGGGTAATTGGGTACCAAAGTCCTTCGGTTTTCCATTTATTGAGTTGGAACAGAGACATGCCCTGTTCCAGTACGTTGAGTAATTTATATAAGTTTACCATAGTGATTATTTATTTAGTTGGTTAAATAATTCTGATACTGCAAGTTGTTGGAAGATTTCTGTTTCCCTGTGGTCTGATTCCCATTTTTCGATAGCATTATAAATGCTGGTATATTGGGATATCATGTCCTCATCTTGTTCATCGTCTTGGATAAATTCCCGGAGATTTTCGAAGAGAACTTCCTCTGAAGCATATGTGATGATATATCCTGAGATATAAGCAGCAAAAGGTTCATCCTCTAAGTCGATTGAGTAAACCTGGATATTGGTATCTTCCTTGTTAATGAGAAGACCATCTGAGTAATCATAAGTATAAATGGGATGAGAAGCAAGCAGTTCCCGGATGGCCTCTAAATTTTTTAATTCTTTCATAATGTCTATATTTAAAATTATTTGAGAAATATTTCTCACTGCAAATATACAAAATTATTTCTAAACTTGTTTCTATAATTACTTTTATTTTTATAAATAGGGAGGTTCTGGGAGGTGTTTTGAGTGCCTCCCAGAAGATTTTGTTAATATTGTCCTGTCATAGTAATGATAATGAAAAGGGATTCATCATTGAAATGTACCTGGATAGTATCTCCATATGAGTTTGACATGTAATGATGATTAGGGTTAAGTTCTTTTAATGGGTGATGTTCATCCCAATGAGAATTAATGAATTCTATCACGTATTGTTCAAAAGCATCGGATTCTCTGCAGTAGGTTTCTACCTTTTCGTCATCGTCTATAGGATACTCCCGGAATTGGAGATTGAGAGTTCCCATGTATGATTCATCCGGATTTGAGATTTCGTTAACTGATTGAGCAGTGTAACCAAAAGCATCAAGAGTTCCATTGAAGTAACCCATAATGTGATTTGAGATTTCGTTAATAGTTGTCATAAGAAATAATATTTTAAATATGCAATAATTAAGGGAGCCCAGATGTTAGTGTTTCTGAACTCCCTGAGGATATATTAACTGGTTAGGGATTATTATAATTCATCGGCCAGCATTGGTTCCTTGGGCTTATTTAATTTCTCTTTAGAACGTCTTGTAGCCCAATTCTCGTAGGGTTTGTAACTGAAGGTACGTGTTGTTTCATCGTATGCAGCATATACCATTTGTTTACGGGATATTCTCCTTCCGTAAGTTTTCTTAAGATTAGCAAACCAATCTAGATACTCCTGTAAAGAGTTAAAGATTTCTTTGTTCCCGTCTAAATCATTTTTAGGACGGGTTTTCCATGTTGCTTCTATATAGCATTGATGTAGGGTGATTGAAATAAAGTATCGGCACCAACTACCACCAAAGATAGTGCCCGTGTAGAATTCTATCTCCCGAGCAACTAATGGACTAACGTTATACTTTGTCATGCGATTGAGAAATTAAGTTGGAAAATCCAGTTGTTTTTATCGAGTTGATTGAATGATATGAACCTCCCATCGTTATCGGTAAATTCATTCATGAATTGAACTGCAGCAGATGCTAATTGCCCCTTATAGGGATTAGTATCAGCAGTTATGATTGATTCGAAAATGAAAGAATAATAGGTAGTATCATAGATTTGTACCTGATTAATATCCAAGCAATTGAGTTTGTAATCATCTTCTAGTTTGATTAAGAGTCCCATTAGGAAATTAAGAAGATTACCCTGTTCATCAGAGTCAAGTTCAAATGTAGATTTCTTTTCTAAGAAATTGCGAACTACCTTAGTTAGTTCGTCTGCTTGATTGTAAGTTACTGAATTCGTTTTCATATTTTTGTCTATTTTTAAAATGATATGCAAATATAAGCATTTTTATTTTTATAGAAAAATATATCTATTTTATTTTTAAGGAGGCTGAGGATGTGTATACGCTAAGAAAGGCAGTGGATTAGACTGCCTTTCAATTATTAAGGTAATTGGGGAGTTAGCAAATATAGAGCCTCTCTTATGATTGAACTCTCCATAGGTTCTAAAGAGGGTTCCTTATCCATTAGCCCACCTTTCTTCTTCTCGTTTTCAAATACTTCATGTATGGCTTGCTTTAGTTTAGTAGCTAATATCTCTGATAACTCCTGAGATTTAAGAGAGGTAAGTAACCCATTCCGTATTTCCCTAATATCCTGGTCATTTTCAGTGATGGGTTTTGCTTCTACCAATTCTTGTATACCTGAGGAATACTTATTAAACTCTTCATACCCTAAATGTTGTAGGTCATTAATGAAGATACTAAATTCATCATAGGTAAGTCTAGTATCAAAACCTACTCCATGATATAGTTGTACTAAAGGGACAAGGATTCTCCTCAGTGTATTGAAATCTTTTAGATGGTCCAATTTTATTCCTGATTCGAGAGGTATTTTATATACCTTTTCACCCTTCAGTACTACTAACAGAACCATTAGTCTTGGTGGTAGTCTTTTCTCGTTCATAAGCAAGTTTTTGTATTATGAGTTGTACATAGGTATTTCTTTCCTTATATATGAACATTACCGAGAGAAGTATCTCATGTTTCGGTAATATCATCTGTATGAAATTGCCTGGAGCAATTACAGTAGCTACTACTGGAGAATCCTCCTGAGAGAAATTCTCTAATATCATTTCTGCCCTCTTAATGGGTTCTGGTTTTGTTGGGTCCAAAGTTAGGACTGGAGCAGTTATACATTCCTTGATGCCCTGTGTTAAGGCATTATATAACCATTCATCTTTTATATCCTCTACTTGGAGGTTTTTCATTGTAATCATATCCTAAACCTATTTAGAGTCCATACACCCAGGATATTAGAGAATACCCATAATTCCCAGTTTTTGTAAAAGTTATAGGGTTTACTGAATTGAGATGTTTGAAATATTATCTGATTTGGTGTTCTAGATAACATTTCTGCATGGCAAGTTAATACTCCAGAAGATAGTTGAGCTTTAAAAGCTTTAATAATATCTTCATCACTTTTAGTCTCTAATGAGGTAAGCAATTTAATAAATTCTACCTCTACACCTTGAGACATGTTTACATTTCTGAAGGCAAACTTTTCTTTATTTTCCATATTCGTCATTTTTAGATAAGAACTCTTGAGCTAGTTCATCTTGAGTTCTTTCGATTATGTTCTTTACTATGGTTTTATTTTCTACTCTAGCCCACATATATAGCATGCCCAATTGAGCATCCATATAGCAATCTATAAGAGATGGGTCCTTTCTAAATACATCCCATTGTTTTACGAAATTTGTTCGAACCAAATCCCTATAACCCTGGTCTGATATGCCATCTTGGTCTATATAAGCAGATACCCTTTTCTTGACTTCTAAAAGGATTTTCTCTAAGCTTTCGGGTAATCTGAAATTTTCTGGTAAGTTATGATATACCAAAGCATTAGGTATCAATTCCTCAAAGGTAAACTGATTATCGAATAGATTTTTAGGATATCTACCTGAAAATATCAATGGTAGCTTATACCTTAGCAACGATGGTACTACGTCGTATATAGCATAATGTCTTCTATATTCTCGGTACAAGTCAAAATATAGATTCTCATCGAATATACCCGATTTCCTCATTATTGCCTGTAAAGTATTATAAGCAGCATTGATATGAGTATTACTCAATTTGAATACTAAGTTGCCATTTTTAATAGCAATGAGTTCACTACAGCATCTCTTTCGTCTAAATAAGTTCATGTGATTAAAATGTAAAGTCAATGTATATTTTCCTTTTTCCCTTGAGAAATTTTTCGTGATTTGAGTCATCATACTTATGGCAAGCATAAGTCTTAGATGATTTATCATAATGGTCTCTTACCCATACTGGAGCAGTATCAGTTGGTTTTAATTTAAAGTATGTACCCTGATTAACCTTGTTAACCTGAGTCTCTTTGTAAGATGTCTTTGGTAGTTCCATATTTTTGTCTATTTTAAAATTGATATGCAAATATAATTCTTTCTTTTTAAATATGCAATATCCGGATATAACTATGGAAGCTTACTATTTCGGAGGAATTGAGATGCAAATGAGCCGTCCTCTTTCTCTTCTTCCTCAAAGTCTTCATATTGGTATAACTCTGGGTCTTCTTCGTCTGGGTCTATACGCATTTCGATTTCTCTACGTAGTTCATGATGTTCTTTAGAGAATGAAGACATAGCTCCCTTATAATCATCAGTAATTTGCATTAACTCTGCTTTATTAAGGTTAAGACCCTCTTTACTTGTATCTACTCCTTCTTGTTTAGTAGCAACTACTTCAGGTAGAGACTTAATGTCATACCTATCCTCCAATAGTTTAGCCTCTTCTGGTTTATCCAATACCCTTTGTGATTCCAATACGATTTGACGTGCCTCTTCAACGGTGATTGCATTTTGCTGTGTTACGTTGTTCTGTTGATTAAATTGGGCAAAGATATTTGTAGTACTTCCTCCAGTAAGATTACGTACTATTGATTGCAGAGATGTAGAGGATTCAAGCTTTAATTTAAGGGCCTTTCCCAGCTCGGCAGATATAAACGGTACGTATTTCCCTCCCTGAGATTCTCTTAGGATATTAACCTGATGGGCTATTTCCATACGGTCTTCTAATGCCCATGCTAGTTGTTCTCCCATTAACGCTTGAAGTAAATCTTCTGCTTTTTCTTTATCCCATATTCTAGAGCTTAATAGCCTATCTCTCATAAATACCCGTATGTAGTTAATATCTATACCCATACGGTATGAGAATGTATTGATATCATAGGTGATACCACATAATACACCATTACCCATCAGCCATTGATTAATAATGTAGTTGTGTATCTTTATCAGAAGTTCATCATTTGGGTTCTTCTGATATTCTAATGCCATTGCAGTAGTCCCCATAGGTCTTGGGAATCTTACCATTTTATTTTCCTTTTCTGACATACAAATGAGATTTTCTGATATCGGAACTTTCATCATAACCTATATACTCTAAATCGAACCTTACATACAGATTCAAAGATAGGTTATAGAAATATCCCTTATATTTTTTCTTACTTACTGATAAATTAAAAGGTTCACCAGAGATTAGGTCCCTGGTGAATACTAAATTACCTTTCCCAGTGATGGGAATATTAAGGCAAAGTTTATAATCTCCTACCTTAAATTTATTCCCATGCAGGTCTGTGATTTCCCTTGCCATAGTTTGCCTTTTTATGGTTCGTAGGTTTTTTGTCTTGTTTACTACGGTTATTGGTTATCCCCTTTTGCTCTTCGATTAATTTCTGAACCTTTGGGAATAACCTTTGCCTTAAAGGAACTACCTGAGTAGCGAAAAAGGCATTCCATAATTTCTGAGTTAATGGTTCTCCTATTTTAAGTTCTGAGATTGCCCAGAATTTAGTTTCGAAATTCTTAACTATTTCCCTAAATCGGTAGTAGTATATATTGCCAGTCTTTTTATCTATCCCAATTGTAGTGGTTTGGCAATAATCTAGAAATTCTTTACCTAATTCGGATATAAACTCTTCCCTTTTAAAATCATAATTCTCTTGGTCGAGCTTAAATAATTTTACGTAATCGATTGCTTCCATATAGATTTAGTTTGTGATTATTAAACGAGGTATACTTTCATCTGTAATTTGAAATAAGTACCCTCTTACATTATCTTCATAATAAGAGGACCAATATGTTCTTCTAACTCTGAAATTATCAAGGATTGCCCCTTTGGGTACTCCAGTAATAAATAAGCAATGCTTAGGCATCATTGGAGTAATCTCAAATTTCCCATCCTTGAAATTACCATAGGTACCGTAGTCGGGCATATTACCCGTAAATCCAGTATTCTGTAATATGTCTTGAACCAGAGTAGTTTGGGGTATTTCCTTTTGGTTACATTCTATGGTTAACTTCGATTTGCCTATATATAGGTCTTTAACTATTTCTCTAAACATTTGTATACGATTATATGGGTAATACCATTTTTCTTGAAGTAAAGGTTATTCTGTGAACGTTCCTCTAACTTCTTTAATTCTCTTCGAGATTCAGTACAAATTCTATCAGATTTCCTTAATATATCTGATACATTATCCCAGATGGGTGCCATTGGTTCTACTGGCCCTGCATAGATAACCTTATGTTTAGTTTCTATTTGGGGATATTTAGATTTATACTGATATTTGCCTTTGCAGTAAAGTACGTTATACTTTTCTGGTTCGTTTCTTTTTTCGTTTTCCATTTTTGTTAGGATTAATGTAATCGGATATTTCATCAAGTTGCCCTAAAAGCAATGCCTGAATGAAAAGGTTTATAGGCCTGAAAAAGAAATTCCTTACGTTATCAGTATTTATATACCAATCGTAAACGATAAAGAACTTCTTAATCTTGGAGTGCTTAAGTGAATGTTGGATTAGATAGGACTTACAACATCGTTTATGTAATTCTACCAATTCTTTGTCCTGCTTAAGCATCTCTTTATCAGAGAAGATAGTGTAATCCATTTTGTATGAATTGAGATGCCCAGGTAATTATCCCGGGCACCTGGTTAATAAAGGTTTATGCAACTTGTTCTGGTTTGAGGACCTTCTTTTTAAAGTCCTCATAGGCTTTAGCCGCAGCCTTAAACTCCTTAGAGTTCTGGTTCTTGATACGAGCCATTGCAAGTTCCAATCGATGGAGTTCGTTTCGAGTTTGTTGTCTCCATTTCTTCCGAGCAAGAGTATCAACTACATCGGCAGGATATACGTATTTAACTTCCCGATTAGAAATTACCTGTTCGATGATTGATGGTTTTTGTTGTTCCTTAACTTCCTTGACAACCTGTTCCTTTTTGGAAGTTTGGGTTTTGGGAGAGAGTTCTACCAATTTGGCATTGGCAAAATTAGTGGCAGCTTCTTGAGCATCTTGTACCAACTCCTTTTTAGTCTTTTTGGCCTTAGGAGCAGAAGCCTTAGCAGTCTTAGAATTTTTAATTCCTTCAAGTTGTTCGGCAACCTTAGTTGCAACCAGGTTAGTAACCTTTGTTTCATTCTTTTTCATAACGTCTATATTTAAAATGTTAGTAAAATGATTAATTTCTTTTTCTGATACAAATATAAGAACTTTATTTTAAATAGAAAAATTTTATTTGAATTATTTTCTATTTGCTCGGGTTAATCGGCTAGGAAGTCGAAGATTTCTGGAGGATAGTTAATTTCATCCTCTGGGTCATTTATGTAATCTTCATAATCCTCGTTATATTTATCGTAAATGTTATCTTGTGATGTATTGGGTACCCTTGTACATCTTTCAGGATATTTCTTTACGAAGTCATAGGCTTCTTGAGTAGTCATTACCTTGTCTGAGGTAAATTCGTAGGTTACATAAGAATAAGTTTCACCCAATCTAGAAACTTCATATTGCTGGTATCCAGATTTCTCAATCTTATAGATTTGATTTTCTGGAATCGTTTCTATTTCTACCCTATATTTATACCATTGCTTCTTCTCTTCTTTTGGTTTAATGCCCATGCTATCTTGAAGAGAGATTAACTTGGTTATTGGACTTTCAAAACGAGAAGGGGCAGTGCTCACTTCTACTGGATGAGTTTTATTCTCACCAATAAAGTAAATCACTGCCCCCAAGGTTACCAGGCCCAATATGAATTTAGTTTCTGAGTTCATAACCTGTAGTTTCGAATTTATTTTTAATGTTCTTTGCAAGGTATTTACCTTTTGATTCTGCTTGATGTAAACCGTTGCAGATTTCATAAGGTACATCATCATAGCGATAAACTCGATTACCTTTAAAAGCAACCCAAAGTTGTTTTTTCTTTGAGTCATAACCAAAGCCCTCAATATTAGAGGATTCGCAAGGAATCATTTCGACTCCAGTGTTCATTTCTACTGATTCTAAGTATTCGTTCTTCTCCATGTCTATATTAAAATTTTAAAAGTGTTAGTTCTGGGTGGAATTTGAGATTTGCCCTCTGGAAGATTGCCCAGGTACCAAGTACTCCCTGAGAATTAGTGTGTACCCATTCATCTTCCATCCTAAATAGGATATGTGAGCATACCAGCATTTGGTATTCACTTAGCATATTTATCAGTTGAGGAGTATTCTCAATTTCTACGTATAATTCAATGTGCTCATCTAGTGCTCGGATTATTTCGTCATCCTCAATCTGAAGGAGTTTTTTGATTAAGTCTTGGGCAATATCATTCCCATTTTTAACATCCTCTTTGATTGAGTTGAGTGATTCAATTTGAATACCAGCAATGAGCTTTACGATGTCTTTTGTTTCCTTGTCCATAATTAAATTTTCTTTATGCAAATATACTAAAATTATTTTATATAAAATACTCTTTTAATAAATACGGAGGTAAGTGTTAGCGGTTCTTGATTTCTTCCATCTTTTCCTTGATTGAGTCGGGGAAGATAGCATCATCTACCCATCGCATAAAGAATTTAGAAGGCTTCTTTTCTGGGTTGAGAAGTAATTGTCTTTGCTCTGTAGAGAACTTAATACGTTCATCTTCCCTCATATACTTGGGAAGTTTAGTGAATTCTGCCTGAGAGAAAGAGATTACGTTCTTACCAACTTGGGCCCTTAATGGTTTCTTCCTTTCCTTATAGAGATATGGGATAATCTTTTTCGAGGGTCCCCCAAGAATGCTAAAACCAAAGATTACCATTGGGTCAAATTTATCTGCTTTTGGGTCCTTAGCTCGTTTGATACATCTTGCCATCCAAGAGAATGAATTTGGATATTGCTTATTGTCTGTTGCTTCTCCCACATCTTTTTTATTAAACTCAAATCCAGGAAAGTGAAATAGAAAATCTTCAGTAAGGATAAATACAAATCCCAATCCCCTAAGATATTTAATAATATCTTGTTGACTTTTACCCTCTTCAATCATTTTCTCTACATCTGCAAGAATGTCCTCCCTTGGTGATTCCAATTCCTTAGTTGTAGACCCTGCAGGTCTTCCTCTGCCAACATTAGGTGCCTTAGCAGGCAATGTACCAGATAACCTATCTAAGTATTCTTTGAAGTTATCAATATCTTGTTTATTAGTAAGAGTTACTTCTACTCTTATGGGACCATTATGCTGTACCTTTGGACCTGAATTCATCTCGGTATAGGCATCTACCAACCTATCGGATAATGGGGTACCATTCTCTGATAGTGTAGTGATTCTAAGTTTTGGTTTATATACTTCTTGTTCCATTTTCGACTTAATTAGAAAATAAAAGGCCTGAACAATTTTTATATTGCCAGGCCTTCTACCATTATTAACGAATACTCAAAAATATGATAAGTAAAAGTAAAAAGTGCTCTTATTAATCTTCTTCTTTAGCGGCCTTCTTTTTCTTCTTGTCTTTGGCCTTCTTATCTTTCTTATCGGAAGCCGGTTTTTCTTTTACCTTTTCTTCCTTCTTTTTCTTAGTTTCCTTTTCCTCCTTAGGAGCCTTACCTGAAGCAAGTTTTCTTTGCTCCATACGGTATTTTTTCTTCTCAGCCGAAGTCATTTCTCTGCCATCGATGAGAGGATAATCGTATTTGGTAGCTGTTCTACCACCATTTCCTTTCTTTTCCTTTTTCTCTTTGGCAGCCTTCTTCTCAGCTTTTTCCTTCTTCTCTTTTTCCTGGAGTTTTACCAATTTCTTGTTGTTCTCTTGGTCAGCTTCAGGATAGGCAGCAGCAACTTTGTCTCTTTCCTTATTGAGCTTGTTTACAAGTTCGGTAACCTTTTTACCATGTTTCTTGTCTTTGGTCCAATCCTTAGTAGGGTCCAACTTGTTCTCTTTAAGGTAAGCATCCAAAGCTTTCTTAGCCTTTGTGAGTTCCGGAGTCTTGGATTCCGATTTACTCTTCTTTTCTGTTTTCTTAGCCATTTTCATTTATATTAGGTGAATAATTGAATTTCCTATTTACATAATACCATAGTTATACCTTCCTAATTTGGGTTGGGATTTCTTTAATTTCTAGGATTTCTAAACTGCATTGTTTTAAAACTGCCTCGAGTTGAAGTATATCTTCTACCTCTTTCTGAGATAAGTCCGTAAAAGTTTGTTCAAAAGTTTCTTTCTGTTCCCCCCTTATAAAATTAAATTGGGCAACAATATAAGTCCCATGAAGTTTTTTATTCAGGGCTCCTTTAAGAGATATGAGTTTTCTTTTCAGATAATTACTCTTCAACCTATGGGATTGGTATTCGCCTTTCTTACCCTTACTAAGAGCTACCTTTTTAAGGTACGAAACATAATCTAATTCTCTGAGAGTTTGATTAATGTTTCCCACTAATAATCTTAAGTCTTTTTCCATTTGGGTCTTTGCATTACTTGGTTAGATACTTCCTGAGTTTCTTCTGATAGCATTTCTCTTGCCTCATTTATTATATTGATGGCAAGTTCCCTTTCATCTGGTCCCAGGTTTAATTCTTTATCTTCTAGTGCATCAGTATAAGTATTTATTAGATTATCCAATGCAAGTATTCGAATGTTCTTTCGAATTGCTAATTTCTCTTCTTCCATGGGTATAAAAAAATTAAAGCCCACTACCTTCACAGGCAATGAGCTTTTGGCTGAACAACGTCCTAAGTGTAGATGTTATTCATATGAACTTAAACTCTAAATTTATATAGCAGACATATGGGATAGTAGTTAGTAAGTTAGAGTTTAATCTTCTGATTCTTCCTCTTCTTCTTCCTTAGCCTTTTTGTTTTTCGGAGAACAAATAACGCCATGTCCTTTCTTAGACTTAACGGTAAGAGTTCCCGGAACGAATGAAACTGAAGTTGATACCGGTTTGCCATCCGTAACCAATACAGAAGTAACCACTACACCCTGATATCCTTCCTTGTTCTTAACGGCATAACCAAAGTTCATTACCTTGGATTTGTCGTTAATGGCAATAACGTCGATTTGCTTGCTGTTAGGGCGTTGTTCAGCCGGCCGATTCTTGAGTGCCTCTTGACGAGCTTTACGTTTAGCTTCTTTTTCGGGGTCTTTTTCCTTATCCCCTTTCTTCTTGGAGTCTGATTTCTTTGTTGCCATAATTTTTAATGTTTTATAAGTTAATGGTTATTATCTTCTACGTTTATTAATAGTTGATAGTAAAGGTAGGGAAATTTCCCTACCTTCTTTTAAATCTTGAATACAGTTACCAGATTACTTTTTCCCTTTCTTGCCTTTACCTTTGGTTTCTTTCTTTGCCGGCAATTTGAGACCGAGTTCTTTGGCAATTGCTTTACGGAGTTTTTCGACTTCGTCTTCATCATAATCGTCTGGGTCAGTTTCAAGGTCTTTGTCGTCGCAGACATCCTCAAGTTCTTCGAAGTCCATTTCGGCAAGTTCTTCACCGGTCAGTTCTTCCTCTTCTTCTTCCTCTTCGGAATCATCATCATCATCATCATCATCATCATCATCATCATCATCATCATCATCATCATCCGATTCCTC